TGGACACAGTTTCTTTTCAAGCATATCAAAAGCCGCATTCGTTCCTACACAAAATTCACAATTACAATCAGTCAATCTAACAACCCCTCCATTATTTCATCTAAGTCCACGATTCGTTCACGGAACTCCGTGGTAGCCCAATGAGCCAACGCGAGAGCGATAGCAAAGTCGTCATGGCGACCAATGCTGTCCAACTTACCTTTTTTCGACATACCAAACATCATCAGTTCGCGTTCTAATTCACTCATCATTGTTCGCGAACGGTCGTCGCCCCACGGCAATCTCATCTGCTCATTTTCAAATCGCAAAACTAATCCCATAAGAAGTGACTCACGGCGTTGGCGCGTGGAGATAAATGTTTTGATAGGTAAGTCTGTATCTGCGCGTAGTTCAGTAGCAAACACACGCTGAAAGTTGTTTGCTTCAAGTTCAATCACATCGGGGTTGAACTTCGCGTTTAGTCTTTGAATCTCCATAATCTGTGTTCGGAAATCCATATTCTTACGACGAACTGCATGAACCAATTCAAGCAATTCGGGGTTGGTTGATGGGCGACGAAGCACCACCATAACGGTGTAGTCAGCCGCCCGGTCACTCGAAATAGCAGGGTCCCAACCGATGAAGTATTGGTCATCGGGGTCACCAACCTCGCGGTCAATGAGTTTGAGTGTGTTATCTTTTGCTAATTGTAATACAGTTGAAGGGAATAAACTTGATACATCATCCATCGGTTCACAAAGATATTCACGCGCAAATGCAATCGCTGGCATATCAGCCCTGCGCGCATCCAATGATTCTAAGTCCCAGCGTTCCGGCCATAACGCTTCACCTTTGACATTTATAGCCGGATATGTTTCAACAAGATAACCTTCGCGACTTTCAAGTTCTGTGTATAAATCAGTTGGAGTAAAAGGTGTTCCGACTATCATTAGTTTTGATGTATGGTGGAGCGTCGGAACAAGAACTTCGTAAAACCATGATGCGACGCGAGCAAGTTCTGTGTCGGTTGTTCCCCACAGAATGTCGTCGCATAGAATAAGGTCGGGGTGGATACCACGGATAGCACCACCAACCGACTTCGCGCTAATGTTAGAACCATTAGAAAAACCAAAAAATGTCTTAGACCAAGAATCCGCTTTCTTCATTTTAGCAAGAAACGGCACACCATCAATTAAATCATTGAGTGTTCGCATGTGGTGTATAGACTGGTGAAGACTGTGTGAAATTAATACCGCTTTGGTCTTTGGGTTGAATGCCGTTTTCCAAAGCATATAGCCAAGAAATAGCGTTGATTTGCCGTGGTCACGCGCCGCTTTGACACAGTATCGCTTTCGTGTTTCAAGATTGTTGAACCATCGTTCGTGATGATGTGATAATTGAAACCCAAGTATTTCTTCAAAGAAGAATTTAAAGTCACGCTTCGCTACCTCAAAGTCAATTTCCTCAATTGCTTCAAGTGATAGCGACTGCACACGCCATCACCTAATATCTAACCCTTTCAATAATGAATCCCATGACGCTTTGTGATTATCTTCACTTAGATTCATTGCTCCTATATCCTTCATTTCACTCGCCATATCGGGATTTTGAAAATTGAACGGGCTTGGTTTTTTTCCTCCTTCACCCGATGATTCTTCAACCGCGGCTTCGGCTTCATCTTCAACACGCTCCATTGCTTGAGAATCACCTTGCGCCGCTTGCTCTTTGACATATTGAGGAAGCGCGCGAAGTCTTTGCATAATCGCTTGACCGATTTTATTATCATTGATTCCCAAACTTTGAATCATTTGTTCTGTTAATTGTTGGTCAACATTGGATAAATCAATATCGCTCTCCATACCCCTACCTAATAGTTCTTTACCCGACTTACCACCCATCGCGTATCCAGTTCCTTTCTCGCCACCTTGCCTACCGAACTGTTCGCGGAATGCCGCCTCTCTTGCATCCGGTTCAGTCGCCGTAGCGGTTTCGGGTTCAACCTCCATTGGTTTCCCCGCGTCTTGTGGCGGTTCGCTTCTATCGGGTCCTTCTCCTTCCGGCACAAAGTTGAATGGACTTTCTCGTTCTTCTTCCTTCGGCACTATATCAGTATCAGCCGCGCGCTCCGCTTCGGGTGTTGGTGCTTTCGGCATTGCTGGCGGTTGCGGTTCTTCTTCCGGCACGACATTAGAAGGCGCGTATGCCGCTCCTTCTTTTTGTGCTTGATTGCCAGCGCGTCGCTTATCACCCATCTCTTTCATAGATTGGAAGAAAGTTTTTTGCGGTTGAGCGCGTCTATCACCAATCCGTTTAATTTCATCACGCATGGCATCTTGAGCAGTCATAGTTGGGTTGCCTTCACTATCGGTTGGAACATTAATGTTGTAGTCGCGAGCAAGTTGTTGATTGATGGCTCCACGCGCTCTATCCATGTTTGTGTCAAAGTTTTGACTACCCGGAACCATTCTTCGCTCGGTTTCTGCTTCTATTTTTGACCCGCGACCAAGACCAGTTTCAAGTGTATTTCTTCGTGCTTCATCTTCCCTCCTTCCGCGACTATCTCTAAAAGATTGTTTTGCGGCGGCTGGGGCATGTCGTAAGTTGCTAAGTCCTTCACCAACCTTACCCATGAAATTACCCATGCGTTGTCGCATACCTCCTTCTTTAGAAGTGTCAGCGGCTCTCGCGGCTCTTCGGTCTTCTCGGCGTTGCTTCATTCCTTGAAAGATATTCTTACCCGCTTGCATAGCGGCTTGGCCGTAAAAACCAGCACCCGCTAAATCACCAACATTGGTGCTACCATCACGAACATTTTGACCTTGTTGCGCAGAACGCATAGCGCGGTTTGCTTGCTTCACCGCTCTTGGGTTTGCCGCGACAACCATTTGAGGATTAACTGCAACACCCGGTGTAAATCCTTGAGGAACACCTAAAGCCCCTTGTTGTTGTTGTTGTTGTTGTTGTAGTTGCCCCGCTTCCTTCCGAATGATGTCGGGGTGAGAGTTGTCGCGCTCCGCGACAGCCTTGATAAGAGGTTCCCAACTGTTGTCTTGAACATCAAACATAACATAGTTCATATCCGCGACCGTTCCGCCTTTTGCAAAAATAAATTCCATAGTCCCTAAGTCGCGACCGTGTTCCATCATACTACTATTCCATTCTATTTCCCAATTGTTAACCATTGATTGCACCTCCGCAAGACCTCTTGATGGCGCGAACCACAGCATGGGTAGTGTTAAAGGATTTCGCTATAATCCCCCAATCACCAAGCGACATGGCAATCGCGCGAACATCAATACTTGACATGCCTACATCTTGTGCCAATTTATGCATGTCGTAAGAATCCATTGGGTCATATTTCACTAACAAAGAGCCACCTGCGTCGTGCATTTGCACGCGCTCCATGATAGTCGCGATAACACCCATTGGGTCATCATCGGAGAATTGAAAACTCGATGGGTCAAAGTAAGGATTAAATGATGGATTAATTTGTGGCTGAACTGGTGCTGGCGGTAGTGGCTTTTGTGTTGACAGCGCAGGTGGTGGTTCGCTCATAGGCATATCCGATACAACAGGTTGAGGGGGTAATACATCAGCAGTTGAACCACCGCTCAAATGTTCGGGGAATGAATCGTATATGTGTTTCATATCAGTTGCGAAATTACCTCTCATCGCGTGTTTTTCATCAACACTACCAAGCGCGCCTAAATCAACTTTCTTCCCACCTTCACTCAATGCGATTTGTCGCCAACCATCCATTATGCTTGGTGGTGGTGAACCAAATAAAGAATACTCGGCTGGCTCAACACCTAACTCTTCCGCTGTTTTCATCATCGCTAAAATTTCAACAGCCTTGCCGTTTCTGCCTCTATCTCCACCTTCAACCTCTCTCGCTATATGGCTTCGGTGATTAGCGAACATGTTATGCACATCTTCATCACTATTTATTCTTAGAACATTACGCATGTTGCGCACTATCTTATTGACATTAGTTTCAGCACCTTCCGAGCCGCGCCCGTATAACAATTGATTGACTGGTGCGCGAGCCATTGAGCGCGCAGTTGGTTGGTCGTAACCTATTTCTATTAATTGATTCATAACTTTTTTTGACATATTGCCTTCTGTTGAAGGAACAAAGAAATCGGGAGGTAATATGGATACTATATCCATCGGACTATACTTACCATAAGCGGCGGTTTGTGAATGTAAATCTTTGTAATGAGAAGGGTATGTTGTATTATCTCTATCAGTTGGAGGTTTGTCTTTTGAAGTATAACGATGTGTTATACCTTGTGTTAATTGTTGTGGTTCAAGCACATTTTGTTTAGAACCAAGGACAGTTTCAACACCCATTTGTTCTGCTCTTTTACGAAACTCTTTTTCAACATGAAAAGCCGCTGATTCAAGATGTTGTCCGAGTTGTTTATGTTGTTCATTTCGCGGGTGATTATTAATGACTTTACCATCTTTGGTTCTTGTTGCTCTCTTAGATGTCGGAACGCGACGAGAAACATGGCCCCCATAATGGTTATTTTTATAATCGGGGTTTAATTGACCGTTCTCATCAAACTTTATTGGTAAAACATTGAAATCATCGTTATTGTCGCGCTTGATTCTATTGAAGTCTTTTGTCGCATTATTGAATACAGTTTTTGCTACTCTCAACGCCGATGCTTCCGAAGCGGGTTTTCTTCTAATACCGTTTTCATCTTTGTAGCCTTGCTCCATGAGTTCGCGTGCAAAAATACCAGCGGCTATTTCTATTGGAAATTTACCGACTAAACCTTTACCTTCAAGTTCTTTGAAGGGTTTTCCTGTTTTACTATTGATGTGAAAGTGTGATAATTCTTCATGGTTGGAATCGGGAGGCGGAAACGACATTGGGTGCATCTTACCGTTCTCGTCCATATACCAAACTCCTTGGCCTTTCAAGATAATCTCGCTCAACCTACACCACCTCTTCTAACATACAAATCGTAAGCGTGCGCACCCCATCGCGTAGCGTCGTCATCGGGGTCTGTTTCTGTTGCACCTGTTGGGTTAGATGTCAAACCACCCGATGAATTAGGCGATGATTTCTCATCAGCACCTTGCATTGACTTATCCTCTTTGCGCATCAATCGGCGCAATAAATGATTGAGTTGGTCTATCAGTTGGCGATATTCAATGCGGTCGCGATGAGATATGCCTAATTTCAACTTCTGTGTGCGCTTAAGTAGGAACTCTTCGGAAGCCAATATAGCATCTGTTGAACCAATACCACCTGCGGCCATAGCAGAAGCACCGCCACCAGCAAGAGAAGTTGCTTCCGACGCTTCTTTACCACCCGGTGTTGAGGCAGTTCTTGGTTGCCTTAGTGCTTTTTTGTGTGGTCTTGAATCTCGCGAAGCGCGTGGTGCGCGTGCTACCCTTGATTGAAGACTAACTGTGGGTATAGGAGGCGTGATGTCTTGTGTCGGTGTATCTTGACGCATAGCCTGTCGTAAATCTTGTTCCACCTTTTTTTGCGGATTAGTGGCTGTTCTCGCTTGAGTTTTTCCACTTG